CGTCGGGGATTGCGTGCACCGCGGCCTTGATTCCGGCGACCATGGCGTGGGCGGCGTCGAGCGGGTTCTGGAACCAGCCAGCGACTCGGACGAGCTGCGACCGCACCGCGTCCCACGCCGTGCCCATCCACGCGGTGAAGCTGGCCACGGCGCCACGGATGGACGCCAGCGACCCCGACACGGCGCCCTTGACCGCGTTCCACGCCGCGGTCGTGGCCTGCTTGATCTTGTCCCAATTCTGGACGACCGCGACCACCGCCAGCCCCAGCGGTCCGGTAAGAATCCCGAGGATTAGCGGCCAATTCGATTTGACCCACGACAGCAGCGCCGACACGCCGTCCTTGATTGCGCCCCAGGTCTTGCTCGCGGCTGCGCTGATCGTGTCCCAATTCTTGTAAAGCAGCACGCCAATGGCGATTAGCGCCACGATTGCCGCGACCACGGCCGCGATGGGCCACAGCGCCGCGAGCATGGACGACGCCAGCCCGTAGTTGGCCACCGCCGCGGCAATGGCAACGACCTTCCACGCCACGAACGCCACCGCCAGCAGGCCCAGCGTGATTTTCAGCAGGGTGGCGTTGCGCGTCACCGGCTGCACCACGCGCGTGACCTCCACGAGGATGCGGGACAGCTGCACCAGCAGCGGCAGCAGCGCCGTGCCCAGCGTGACCTTTACGCCGTCCATGGCAATGGCCATTTCGCGCTGGTCGGCTGCCAGGTCCTTGACGTTGCCGGTGGTTTTGTCGCCAATCTCGGCGCCGTACTTGTGGGCAATACCGAGCTGGTCCTGTATGGCCTTGCTGCCGCCGTACAGCAGCGGGGTGAGCTGCTGCGCCGACCGCCCGAACAGCTGTTGCGTGTACGCCGCCCGCAGCGCCGGGTTGCGCATTTTGGAAAAGGCGTCCGACAGCTGCAAGATCACGGCCTGCGTGTTGCCCTTGCGGACGTCCTCCATGTTCACGCCCAGCGCCTTGAACGTGTCCGTGGCCTTGGCGCTGCCCTGGTTGGCCGCGGTCATTTGCTTGGACAAGATCACCAGCGATTTGTTGAACGACCCGACCTCGACGCCACGAGATTTCAGGACCTCGACCCATTGGCTGGCGGTCTCGGTGTCCATGCCCGTGACCCGCTGCAACGACAGCGTGGCCTTGGCCAGGTCCTCGGTTTGCTGGGTCGAGTCCTTGATAAATTTCCCCGCCGCCGCCAGCCCGACCGCAGCGCCCGACCACAGGGCAATGCGTTTCCAATCAATCTTCTTGACCGCCCCGGCCGCGTTGTCGCTGGCGCTGCCAACCTCCTTGATTCCCTGCACCAGCTTGGTCGTGTTGGCGACGAAATCAACGACCACCGACGGGTTGGCCATTAGCGCCCCCTCCGTGCGCGCTCGGCCGCGCGCTTGCGCTCGCGCAGCTCGGCGTCCATGTAGCGCCTAAACGCCTCGTACTCGTCTCGGCTCATGGCGTCCACGTCGCGCGGCGTCACTCGCCAGAATCGGCAGAACGCTGCGAGGTTGGCGAGGAATCGGTCGGCGTAGGGTCCGACGCCACCGGCTCGCTGCTGGCCGACAGCGCGACGTCACCCGCCTGCGCCCACGTCGCGTGGTGCCCTTGACGTCGCAGCGCCAGCCACACCACCGCTTGCATGGCGTCCTCCTCGTTGTCCTCGGAGAACACGTCGGACATTGGGCGCCCCGTGGCGGCTTTCAGCGCGCGCATTTCGTTCGGCGTCAGGGCGATGTTTTCGGGGTCGGCCACGACGACCGACGGCAGCTCGCCGTTGCTGGTGGTCAGGTCCTGGGTGTCCTCCATGGGAACCTCGCAATTTCTCGTTTGGCGTTGTCACTCGACGCCGCGACCAGCTGCGGCTCGACGGCATGGGCGGCTGGGTACACGTAGCGCCCGGCGTCCACGTACGGGCGCCCGCGCGTGCCGCCGTACTCGATCCAGCCCGCGTAAGGCAGCCCCTCGCCCATGCCCATGTAGGCGGTGCCCTCGTGGGTGCTGCCAGCGACCACCGACCCGGCCAGGGCGCCGGTGAGCACCGGCACGCTGCCACGTACTCGTGCAGCGGCCTGCTGCGCCGATTGCTCCATGGCCGGGCCAGCGGTGTGGTCGATTCGGTCCACGAGCTGGAGCGAACCGCTCACCAGCTCGTCAAACCCGACGACCTGCACCGACACGTCGGGCGTGCTCACGCTGCGGCTTTCTCCTTGCTCGACGCGCTGGCCTGTGCGCCGCCACCCGGCGCCACGCCCTTGGTCGGCGCGTCGGTGCACGACCACGCCAGCTCAATGGTCGATTCGGCGCCAGCGTCACCGTTTATCGGCGCGTAGTCCTGCGGCACCACTAGCCCCGTCCACTCGGGGTTGTCCGGTCCCACCGGGCGGTCGCGGTAGCCCACGACCCTGTACGCCACGGGTGCGCCGTACTCGACCGCGGCGGACAGGATTTCCTCGGTGGCGCCAGCGTCGAACGATTGCACCAGCGTGGCGTTTAGCGTCCATTTCACGTTGCCCGGGTAGTCGGTCGTCCCGCAGAACGTGTCAATGGTGGTCACCGCGGTGTCGGGCGCCAGCTCCACGTGGGTGGCCACACACGCCAGCTGCGCCAGCCCCGTGGGGTCCTCGGTCGGGGCGATTTCCAGCCCCGCGTTGTCCAGAATCAGCGGCATTGGCTTAGTGGCCACGGCCATGGGTCATTCCTCCTCGACGGTCACGGGGACGCGCAGCGACACGCGCGCCCCTAGGTAGGTCAGGCCCGCAATGTCGAACCGCCGCGGGGCGGTCATTGACTCGACGGGCCAGCTGTAAGAATCGGCCGACAGCCGGGCGATAACGAATTGGGCCAGCTGCTCCAGCCGCTCCACTCCTGGGCCAGGTTCCAGCCGCCCCGCGATTGCCAGCACGTTGAGGTGCGCGTCCCACCAGCCCTGCCCCACCGTGCGCGGGGTAAGCCACGGGTCGGACCACTCCAGCATGAGCACGGGCGGGTCGATTGCGTCCACGAGGTCCGCCAGCACGTTGGGGTCGTCGTCCTCGACCGGCGCCAACGCCGTGGCCAACGCAGCCCGCACGTTGGTCAGCAGCAGCGTGGAGGTGGCGGTGCTCACGCCACCCCCCACAGCTGCTTGCACGGCGTCAGGGCCATTGCGTGGCGGGCGAACCCGTCACGCGGTGCCGTCAATGCGCCCGACACGTCGTTGTAACCGACGACCCCAAACGCAGCATCGTTGGCCTTCCACCACTCGACGCCACGCACGAGATTGACCCGCCCCAGCAGCGCCAGGTGCGGGTCGCCCTCGGGGTAGTGCTCCGGCTCGTCGGGGTCGAGCCAATCCACCTCATGGTCGATTTCGGCGCTGGCAGCGTCCAAGCACGCTTGCAGGGCGTCCGTGTTGTCGGGCGTCACCCGGATGCGCAACGACGCTGCCAGCTCGTCCACGGTGGCGTAGGCCACGGGTTACTCCTCGGCCTTGGCCTTGCTGCGGCTGCCGCGGCTCGCGGTGAGCGCCCCGGCGGGCGGCGTCAGCTCGCAGAACGCCTGCGGCTCGGTGACCACCGCTGCGAACGCCCCGACCACGCCGACCTCGAACCCGGCAATGGACGGTTCGACCACCCGCAGCTCGACCGGTGCGCCCGGGTTCTCGGCGGCAATGAGCGACTGTGGGTCGCCCACGACCGCGTGGCTGGCGCCGAACCCGTTGGAAATGACCAGCCGCAGCCCGGCGATGGTGCCCGCACCGGTTTGCAGGCTGCCCGCACCCGCCGCGACGAACACGGGGGCGTCGGACGCCACCATGCCCAGCAGGTGGTAACCCAGCGTCGGGTCGGTCAGCAGGTGCGTGGCGCGGCGCCCGCTGTTCTCGTACACCTCCCCGGCGGCTGCGGCAATCGCGCCCATCCAGCCCGCCAGGTCGTCGCTGGGGACGGCCACCGCGTCGGACAGCGCCGCCAGCAGGTCGTTGCAGGCCTCGGTTTCGGTCGCCCGAGCGTAGGCCTCCGCCGCCAGCTCAAACCACAGATTGAGCGCGTCGGGATTCGACCACGCAACCGATTGCCACGACAGGTTGCCCGCCCCGCCGAACACTTCCGCCGTGGCCTGCTCCAGGTCCACGTGCATGGCGGTGCTGGGCAGCTCCGTTTTCTCGGCGCCCTGCTTGCCGACCGTCGGGCGCTGGGTGATTTTCGGATACGTGAGGGTGCCCGACGACAGCGACACCGACCGTGCGACCTCGACCACCGGGCGCGCGGCGTTTATCACGTCCACGATTTGCGCCAGGTGCTGCGCCGCGACGATTCCCGGCACGTCCGACGACAGCGTGTGCGCGACCGCTCGCTGGAGTCGCTGCTGCGCCCGGTCGCGGGCGCCCTGCCCGGCACGCGCCGCGATCTTGTCGAACCTCACGAGGATTTCGTCCCGCGCGAGCTGCCCAAAATGGGTGTACGGGTTGTCCTCGTCGGGGGCTGGGGTCGTGCGCGTGAGCGCCCCGCCGCTCGGCTCGGGCGTCGAGCGCACCATGGCGCTGGCGTCCCGCGATGCGTTGCGCTGTTCCTCCAGGTCCAGCAGCTCCGCAATCTGCGGTTCCAGCTCGTTGAGCCGGTCGCGGTGCCGAGAAATCAGCTGGCGTTCGGCCTCGGTGGGGTCGCGCTCCTCCTCGTTGGCGGCGTCCAGCACCGCGTCGATGTTCTCGTTTACCTGCGTGCGCTCGGAAACGAGACGCTGCAAAACAGGGTTGGGTGGCATTGGGTCGTCCTCCTTGCCGTTCCGAGGTTTCGACCGGGTGCCGCCGTGCGCTGGGACGTCCTGGCTGGTGTCCGGGGTGCCGCCTATCGCGGGGTGTCGGTGTCCAGCAGCCGCGCGGTGCGGGGTGCGGTTCTGCTGCCGATCCTAGTCCGGCGCTACAGCTCGACGCCCAGCGCGCGCAGCCGCTCCAGCTGCGCGTCGTCCACCGGGGGCAGCTCCAGCTCGCGCTCGTACTCGGCTCGTGAGCGGACGCCGACGACCTGGGCGGTGGCGTAGGCGGGCGTGCGGGTCAGGCCCACCGACAGCAGCTCGCACGAGCGGCGCACCACGGTGCCCTCGGCGGTGCGCTGCCAATGGCGGAAGCGGTCCACGAATTCGACCGAGAACCCCGGCAGAATCTTGGCTCGCACCAGCTCCAGCGCCTGGTCCCCGAACGCCCCGTCATGCACGCGGAACGCGCCGAACAGCCCCGACGATTCGTCGTGCAGCGAGCGGCACACGCCAATGCTGTGGGCCAGGTCGTCGCGGTGCTCGTACCGCAGCTCAATGCGCCCGGCGGCGCGCAGCTGCTTGCGGAACGCGCCCGGCTCGAAAACCTCGAAATAGGGCGACGACATTTCGCCAGTGTCGGGGTCCACGTCCTGCACGCGCGCCGCCTCGCCGTAGGGCACCACGCAGCCCTCGACCATGCGCCCGTCGGTTTCCTCCAGCTCGACCGTGAACGACCGCTGCATGACCAGCTGCGCGCCCATCACTTCACCTCCACCTGTACGTAGTCGGGCACGGGCGGGAGGTCGTCCAGCCCGTTGCCATGGGTGCCCGGTTCCTCGACCAGCTCCGCTGCGGCGTCCCCCTCGGGCAGCGGGTCAAGGCCGAACACGGCGGCGCGGTACTCGTCCAGCGACACGGCACCGTCGGCAAACGCCTTGGAGTAGATACCCACGAGCGCAGCGAGGTCCGGGCGCAACGACGCGCTGGGGTCGAATTCGACCCAATGGCCACGGGGCAACCAGCGCGACAGCGCGCCCGACAGCTTGACCGCGGCGGGCATTAGCTCCGAGCGCCACCACAGCTCAAACAGCTGCACCGGGTTTTGGTACACCAGCCCGCCCGCCAGGGCGATGTTCAACAGCATGGCCGGGACGCCGAACGCCGCCGCGATTTGGCGCGCGTCCCATTCGCGCGACTCCAGCAACATGAGGTCCTTAGGCGAAATCGACAGCGCCTCCAGCAGCTCCACGTCGTTGGGCAGCACCGCGGGGGCGCCGCCACGACGCTGCACCGCTGCGACCCATTGCGCCTGTAGGTCCTCGGCCTGGTCCTGCGATGGGCGGCGCTGGGTGAACCGCAGCGCAACGCGCGTGGCGCCGGTCGAGCGGTACACGTCGGCGGCGTAGGCCTCGGCCATGGCTGCCGACGCAACGCTGGCGCCGTAGGCCTCCAGCGCGCCCGTGCCACGCAGCGCGCCGTTGGGGTTGCGCTGCACCTGTATGACGTCCTCGGCGTTGAGCGGTACGCCGTTCGACTCGTAACGACGCTGCCCGCCCGCCAGCTCGACGTCCACCGCGCGGGGGTCCAGCACCGTGAACGTCGCGGGGTAGCCCGTCTCATAGCGCGACGTGCACCACAGCAGCGCCTCGCCCCGGGCGTAAATCGACCACACCGCCGAAAACATGACGTCGTGTATTCCGTTCGGATACCACGCGGGGTCGGGATCGGTCACCCAGCGGGGCTGGAACGGGGACGCGCTGGCGGCGCATTTGTAACGCAGCTGCATGGCCGCGATTTGCTGCGACGTGAGCTGTAGGCAGCGGTCCACGGTGCCGATCCGCTCGACCAGCGCGCTGCCGATTCCGAACAGCCCGGCCAGGTCGGGGTCCAGCCCCCCAGCCGACAAGGGCAGGTGGAGCGCCGCCGCCAGCCCCTCGTCTCGGGTGGTTGGCAAACGTGTTGGGGCGCCCTCGGCGGAACGGCGCAACGGCCACCGCATGGCTCAAACCATACAACTCCGGTAGGAATTGGGGGAATGGCCAAATCCCTGCGTGGCACGCTGGAGCGCCCCGGACCTAAGCCGCAGCTCGCGCTGGTCGAGCCGCCCCCATGGGAACGCTGGCGCGCCACGAGTGAGGCGCACCGCGCCATTCGCTGGGTGACCACCTACGCCACGACGCCCACCGGCTACGGCGCGGGCCAGCCCATGCAGCTGGCGTCGTTCCAGCGTCAGCTCGTGCGCGACCTGTACGGGAACCTGGCCACGTTTGCCTCGCTGCCAACGGGCCAGGGCAAAACGACCTTGCTGGGGGCGCTGGCGCTGGAGCGCATTTGCCGCGGGGACGACTACGCCGAGGTGGACGTGCTGGCGACCAAGCTAGGGCAGGCGGGCCAGGTCGTGCTCGCCGCCGCGCGCATGGCCGAGCTAAACCCCGAGCTGCGCGCACGCTGCGCCCTGTACGAGGAGGGCGCCGAGCTGCGCTACCGCCCCACCGGGTCGCGGCTGCGCGTGCACGCCGCGCGTATCAAGGCCGTGGAAGGCCTCAATTTCTCGCTGGGGATCGTGGACGAGGTGGGGTTCGCACAGGACGACCTCGTGGAGTCGCTGGTGGCTCGTCTCGGCAAGCGCGCCGACGCGCACCTGCTGGGGATCGGCACGCCGGGATTCGACCCCAACATTTTGTGGCGCATACGGCGCGACGACGTGGAGGGCGAGCTGCCGCCCGGCGTCGTGTACCGCGAGCACAGCGCGCCCGAGGGCTGCGCCGTGGACGACAAGCGCGCGTGGCGTCAGGCCAACCCCGCCCTGGCCGCTGGGTTTCTCAACATGGCGGCGCTGGAGCTACAGGCCCAGCTCCTGCCGGAGTCGAAATTCCGCGTTTACCACCTCGGGCAATGGGTGGACCAAGCGGAGGCGTGGCTGCCAGCGGGCGCGTGGGAATCGTGCCCCTACGTGGGCGCCCCGCCCGATGGTGCGCCGGTCGTGCTCGCGGTGGAGGGCACCTACCAGCGCCAGGTCGCCATTTGCGGGGCTGGGCTGGACGGGTCCGTGTTCTACGGCTGGGGCGCCGACCGCGCGACCGACGACGAGCTGGCCGCGGCGCTCGTGGAGGGCTGCGAACGCTGGGACGTGCTGGAGGTCGTGCACAACCGGCGCATACGGTCGCGCCTGTTCCACCGCTTGCGCGCCGACGGTATGCCGCTGGAGCCGTGGCCCGCTGGCGTGGACGTTGAGGCGTCGAGCGCAAACGAGCTGTACCGCGCGGTGGTCGAGTCGCGCGTGGCCCACGACCACGACGACGTGCTGGCCCAGCACGTGGGCGCCCTGCGTGCGCGCTACCTGGCCGACGGCTCGCTGCGTCTCGTGCGCCCCGCCGACGGCGCCGCGGTGGACGCTGCGCTGGCCATGCGCGCGGCGTTCTGGCGGGCCATGGAGCTGGCCGAGGACGCGCCCCGAGAACCGCTGCGAATCTACTAGCCGCGGGCACCCTCGAGCGTTGCCAGCGCCGACTACGTAAAACACGATTTTACATTGGCTCAACCATGCGCCGTTTTTTCGGAAAACCGCTGGAGGAATTCGGCCGTCCTGTATTCCGCGCGGAAAACGCCCGGCTTGGTCCGATAAAATGTGTTTACCACAACGAAAAGGGGCGCCGCTAGAACGGCGCCCCGGAAAGGTAGTGCTGTGTCAGGTTCAAGTGTACCGACGACCCGGCTGGACGAGCTGGCCGTGGGCGACGTCGTGGCGTGGCGGGAGGACCGAGCGCGCGTCGTGGCCGTGGGCTGGGACGTGTTCGGCCTGCTCCACGTCGAGCTGGTGACGCCCGACGGGTTCGGCCATATCACCGACGACCCTGCGCGCGAGCTGGTGCTGTTGGAGCGGCACCCCGAGCCGCAGCTGGTCGCAACGGGCTACCCCGCCACGAGCTGGCGGCACCCCGACGAGCGGGTGGGCGCATGAGCGCCCCCCGCCGCAATTTCCAGCTAACCAAGGTGCGCCCCAGCGATTGGCTGCTGCCGTCCAACGACGCCACCACGCTGTGGCGGCTCACCCGCTCGACCGACGGCTGGGAGGTGTGGTCGCGCCCCATGCCCGCCAGCGACGACGAGCTGGCAGCGATTGATTGGGCCAGCTGGGACGAATGGGACCACCACGGCGTCGAGCGCACCCGCCAGGACGCAATCGACGCCGCCATGCGCTACAGCGAACCGCCGCCCATGGACGTGCGCGAGTACGCCGTGCGGGACGGCTTCCTGGTGCCGCTCACCGACAGCGCCCGCGACTCGCTGGAGGGGCTGCTGCCATGACGACGCTGGAACAGCTCGCCGTGCGCGCGTGGCGGGGCTGGGGCGAGTACGCCAAACACACGACGTGCACGCGCTGTGGCAGCTCGACCTATTGCCGCGCCCGACGCCAGCGTGGGCCATGGCTGTGCGTGAGCTGCCACGACCTGGGCGGTGGTCGCTAACCTCGGACCGCTTGCTGGGCCACAGGCAGGCAACCGACGAGCGCCCCCATGCCGCACCGGGGGCGCTTGTCGTTGGCGCGTGCGTCCTGCCCCGGACGAGCGCCTGGGCAGGTTACTACGCCGTCACCGCAGCGACAGCCTGGGCGACCAGCGCCGCCACCTCCTCGCTCGTAATCGCCCCGCGCTCACCCAGCCGCACGATCAGGTCACACCAGCGGGCCAGCAGCTCGGCGTCCCGCTCGTTCACGTCAGCGTCAGCACCGGGTCGTCGGTCACGCTGCCGTCGGCCAGGAATCCGTGCACCGCGCCCGTGCGCTTGAACACGGCGTAACGGTGACGCGCCCACGCCACCACGTCGTCGCCCTCGCTGCGCTGGCCCAGCGTGACCAGCAGCCACGGACCGTCGCGCTGCCACTCGACCGCCAGCACGTCCAGGTGCGGCGCGTTGTGCAGCAGCAGGTCGAACCCCCGGCGGGCGGCGCTGGGGCGCAGCTGCTCGCCGCTCATGCCCGCCGCTCCAGCTCGTCCGCCGCTTGGCGCAGCAGCTCGACCTCCTCCAGCGACTCCAGCGCCAGCTCGGGGTCGTCGTCCTCCAGGAACGCCGCGCCCTTTTCGTGCACGTCCGCCCACTCGCGCAGCCGCTCCACCAGCTCGTCCAGCTCGACGGTCACGACGTCGCCCCCGACAGGCGCTCCAGGTCCACCCCGTGCTCGCGCGCCGCCGATTCGATCATGGCGACCACGCGCGGGTCGGTCGTCTCGGCCACCAGCTGGAGGTTGGGCGCGTCCGGTCCTTGGGGCAGCTGGTGAGCGGGCAGAATCCACACCCGCCACACCGTACGCCCGGCGCTCACCGCGGCTGTGTGCCGAACAGGAATTCGCGGCGCAGCATGGCGGCGGTCATGGTGTCCACGAACCGATAGCGCGACACGACGCTGGCCATGGTTTCCACCATGGCCTCCTCGGGCAGCGCCTCCAGCTCACGAGTCGCAGCAGCTCGCACGCGCGCAGCCACCACCCGCTCGCCCCCGCGTGACAGGCGCCACAGCCCCTTGGCGTCGTCGCGCACCACCATGCCGTATCGCCGCATCCACGCCAGCCGAATGGCCACGTTCCGGTTGTGGTCGTCGCCCAGCCCTAACGAGCGCGCTAGGTGCTCGGTTTCGATCCACCCTTGGTCGTCGCCCTCGGCCTCGATCTTGTGCAGCACGTCAAGGTCGCGGAATTCGTACAGGCTTGCGCCTCGTCCGTTGTTTGCGCTCATGTTCTCACCCCTCGGCTGGTTGCTGGTTTGCCGCAGGGAATTGAACCGCGCCGGTAGCTCAAACCTCGGCCACCAGCCGGTAGTACGCCTTGCCGCCGTTGGCGGTGCGGTCGAGTCGCAGCGTGCCCTCGTCCCGCAGCTCGCGCAGCAGGTCCACCGCGAGCTGGCGACCTAGCCGCCGCGGGTCGTTGCGCATTGCGGTGCCCTCGTTGAATTCGTCCAGCAGGTCCACCGCGGCAATGTCCACGCCCGGACCCATGGCCTGCACCATGACGCGCAGCCGGTCCTTTTTCGCTTGCCGCTCCTCGGCGTGGCGTCGTTTCGTGCGCTCGGCAATCGCGGCGCGGGTGGCGTCGGTGTGGGCGCCAGCTCCACGTCGTGAGCCGCCGTTATTGCGTCGGCCGTCGGGTGGGGCGTCCACGATTTCCTGCACGCGCTTGACGCGCTTGCGGGTTTCGCGCAGCTCGCGCGCCCGTTGCTCGTGGTAGGCCACCGCCTCGTCCAGCGCCTCCAGCTGCTCGTGGAGTGACGCAGCCGCGGCCTTTAGTGCGACCTCGGCAACCGCGCCTGGCTCGTGCTCGTCGGTCGTCATTGGTCCTCCGGTCGTCCGTTGGGGCAGGTGCACCCGGCACGCTAACGAACGAGGGCGCCGACGGCCACTATCTAGCGCGCCAATCCACAGGGGGTCGGATGGGATTTCCGAGGGGGTCGGGCTGGGACGAGCTGGCCCGATCCCGCCCGCGCTGGGTGAATCGGCGTGGTCCCCGCTCGCGCTGGGCGCGCTGGGCTAAGTGAGTCGGAAGCTCGGGGACGACCGTGCCCGCACAACACGTGCCCCTAAAAACTCGCCCGCAGCGCGCGACGTTGCGCGAGCGGCAGCGGCGCGAGGGGACCGACGACCGCCGCCGCCCGGCGCGTCCCCACCCTGGGGTCGTGGGGGTGGGGGGTGGTGGGGCTACCCCTCGCCCGCCTCGTTGTCCTCGCTGGCGGGGTCGGCGGGGTCCACGAGCGTTTCGCCCTCGCTGCCGTCGTCGTCGCCGCCCTCGGTCGCCGTCGTCTCGTCGGGGTCGGCGTGCGTCTCGCCGTCGTTCTGCTCGTCGGGCGTCTCGGTCTCGGACACGTCGTCCTCCTCGTCGTCGTTGGCTGGTGCGCTTGCGCTTGCGCTTGCTGGGCGTGAGCGGGCCACGCTTGTGCACCAGCGCATTGACCTTGGCGGGCGTGCCCATGGTCGAGCGCCGCGCGGCGTAGGCCTTGGCTGCGCGATGGGTGGCGACTCGCTGGCGCTCCGAGATACCGGCGCGCTTGGCCTGGGCCTTGGTCGGCACCGGGTACTTGCGCGCCCTCGGGTACACGAACGCGCTGGGCGGCAGGGCGTTGCGTTGCTTGGTCGTCAGGGCGATGCGACACCACCTCCGATTGCGCCCGGCCGGATTCTACGCCCGCCCACGCAGGGGCGCGGGTTGCCGTAGCCCAGCTCCACCATGAGCCGCGCGGCACGTCGCTGGTTGCACGGCACGCACGACGCCACGAGGTTGCGCGGGTCGTGGTCCGATCCCCCGAGCGCACGGGGCACCACGTGGTCCACGACCGTGGCGCGGGCGCCGCACCATTGGCAGCGGTAGCCGTCGCGCTGGAGCACGCGCAGCCGGGTGCGCGACCACGGGCGCGAGCTGCGCCTAGGCCTGGCCATGGGGTAGCCGTACCAGCTCGACGTGCAGCTGGCCACGTGGCCCGTACACCTTGGCCACGCGCAGCGCCGCCACCTGGCCGTCGTCGCGGTAGCCCACGCCCGACAGCGCGTCGAGCACGCCACGCACCAGCTTGTCCAGGTCGGGGCGGGTGCTCACGTACCACGGCGCCGACGGGCGCACCTGCCGGGCGTTGCGCCCCGTGCCGTAGTGGGCGAGCGGTCGGCGCATGGTGAACGTCAGGCCCAGCGCCACCGGTCCCTCGACCACCAGCGGCAGCTCGCGCGGCTCGTACCCAGCGCCCGACGTCGCCAGCTCACCGACCGCAGCCATGGCCGCAGCGGTCACCGCCTGCCGCCACGGGTGCAGCGTCGAGCGGTTCGACTCGACAGCGCGGGCACCACGAGCGGTGGGCACCACGCGCTTGCTGCCCTGGGGCACCGGGTCGCCCTCAACGGTGAACGCCAGCAGCGCGTCCACGAGCGGTCAGGCCTTAGGGGGATATGGGCGGCGCTTGGCACAGCTCACCCCCCAGCTATCGGGGGGAGGGGG